GATAGCGTCCGGCTATCATCGCGCCGTTGACGGACATGTACGGATCGGCGCCCGGCTTCTGCATGCCGGCGATCCGGATCTGCTTCGCTTTCGGGAGGAAATACTGGTTCATCGAGTTCATGACGCTGAACGCTTCGCACAGCCCCATGAAGAACCGGCGAAGGATGCGCTCCGGCCGCGCCTCGCCCTGGCCAGCGAGCAGGCTCATGTTCGACGTGGTGCGCAGCGCCGCGGACTTGCCGGCGGGAACGCGCCCGAGTTGCAGATCACCAATCACCGACACGCGCTCGCCCATCTGCTGAATTATGGTCATCAGGTTCAGCGCCATGCCCATCGCCTGCGGGTTTCCGATCTGCGGGATGGCCACGTCGCGCGATGGATCTGTCAGCGGGTAGAGCTCGCCAGGCGCGAGGCGAATGGTCTCGCTCTGCATCGACGACGTCGGCCGGTAGAAGCCGAAGGGCACGATGCTCATCGAGTTGCCGTCGATGGTCTGGTCGATCAGCGTCTTCGCGGTGTCGTGCAGGCCCTCGAGGAGTTCCAGCATCGACATGCCGACGCGGCGGCCAGCGACCGGGAATAGCGCGGCCTCGGCCAGTGGCCGCGGATGGTTCGGCGGCAGGTTGGGGTACATTTCGTCCAGGACCTTCGCCTTCACGACGCGCTTCATTTCGAGAATGACCCACCAGATCACGTCCTCGTCGAGCCCGTCGCCGTCGATGTCGTAGCGGTCGAAGCAGATCAAGCGCGTCAGCGTCTCGTGGCTCCTCGCGCCGTCGACCTGCGGATCCTCCTCCTTGCCCGCGAGGTCGTCCTTCTGGCGCTGCTCGCGCTCCTCGTCACCGGCTGCTGACCGCGACTTGCCGTCGATCTCGTCCAGGTCCTCCCGCGTCAACTGGTCGTAGAACTTCGACTTGGCCAGGCGCCGGATCTCGTCCTTGGTCGGGTAGTCGCGCAGGATGACATGCGTCGCGCCGCCGGGGTTGCTCGGGCCCGGCGGCTGCAGGTTCGCCGCGCGCACCGGATGAAAGACATCGTCGTAGTCCATGACGCGGGGCAGCGGGCCGTCGAACACGGTCACCATCTGCTCGATCAGGAGGTCAATTCTCCGATCCGGGCGCGTGTAGAACTTTGCTTCGGCTTCGACGAGCTCGCCATCGCCGGCATCGGTCTCGCGCTGGCGCCGCAGCCTGAAGTCCCAAGGCTGCTCGCGATCGCCCTCGGCCTTGATCTGCAGCACGGTCTCGTCACCGAAGCGCTCGCGCAGGATGGCGATGAAGTAGTCCGCCGGGAACTGATCGGGCGGGATGCCGGGCAGCACGATGACGACGCGGGACTTCTTCTGCTCGCGCACCCATGGGATGAACAGGGTGTACACGCCATCATTGATGAACTTCTCGGCCGCCTCCCCGATGATGGTCTCGCCGGGCGCTTCCTCGAAGAACTGGTAATCGAGGAGATTGGAGACGACGTCCTCCTGACCTCGGTTCGATTGATGCACGGCCTCGGCGATGACCGCGGGACGTTGCGCCAGCACAGCGTTGTGCAACGTGTCCTGAAGTCGCATCGACTTCTCGGTCAGATCAGACAGCGCCACGTCGCTCGAGTCCGGCCACGGTCCGCCAGTGCCGCCGCTCGTCCACATGCGGTATTTCGCATAACGCTGCAGACGCTGCTCGAGATCGACGTCGCGATCTTCCTTGTCGTCCTCGTAGAACTTCTCGACGCGGTTGAAGATCGCCTGCTTGTCGAACCTGAACGATTCGGTTCGCGGCCGGTAGCGCTTGACTTCAGTCGCCATTGATCACGTCCTTCCATTTCTGCCACGCGAGCACGCCGAGCGGCACGTTGTCGTTGAATCCGAGATTCCACGCGTCCATCTTCGCGTGCTGCTCGTCGTTGAAGTCGGGCTGTCCGTAGGCCTTGTGGTGCTTCCTGTCGTAGCGGGTGCGCGCCTTGATGTCGCGCCAGACCTGCGGCAGATGCACGTAGAGGTCCGGCACGTAGCGCTGCTTGACCGTGATGTCGGCGAGCGAACCGTCGACCAGCACCAGCGTGACGCGGCACGCATCGTCCAGCGGCGGGCCGAACTTGCGAGGTTGGCCGGCGAGCACGTGGCTCAACGGGTAGGTCTCAGTCACGACGAAGCAAGGCTCGCCGGATACAACGCAAGAGCCGGTGATCTTCATGCGTAAGCTCCCATTGCGATCAGCGCCAACCCGATGAAGACACCGCGCAGGAGTTCCTGCCAGCCTGCAGCAGTCTCGAGTTGCAGGCATGGGGAGCGCGGCCAGGGGATCCAGCGCGCCGCCATTGCGGAGGCGATCACGCCGAACACCGACGCCGGCACGAGCATCAGCAGGCGGGGTTCCCACCAGGCCAGCGGCAGCGTCAGCACTGGCCACAGGAAGCCGACACGAATCAATGGCGACACCCAATAAGGCACGCCGGCGATGAGCCGGAAGGTGCCGCCGAAGTCGCCGGCTACCTGCTCGCCGAACTTCCACAACGCGGCGCTCGCCGCGATGAGACGCCAATCGTGCGTGATGAGCGCGGCGAGCGCCGCGCCGTAAGCGAACTTCAACACGTCGCGCGCACGGGCGATGTACCATGGCTTACCCTCCGGATACAGCCGGTCGTCCGGGAAGCCGCCGCGGACGCGGTCGCAGAGTCCGGCGAGCAGTGCTAGCGCTAGATCAGCCGCGATCATTGCGCGGCACCGTGACGTTGTCGTCCGGCAGGCGCTGCAGCTTCGCACGGTAGTTCGCGCGGATCTGTTCGAGATCGGTGCGCCACACTTCCGCTAGCTGCTCGTGCAGCTTGTCGATTTCGGCCTGATACTCGCCGGCCACCATCGCGCATGGGGCGCAGTAGTCGCACCGGTGCACGTAGCCTTTCTTCTCCGGCGCCCCGGCGATGCCGCAGCCGCAGCCATCGCAGACGATCAGTGTGGCCATCAGCGTTTCCCTTTCGGTGCGGCCTTGCCGGCGACGCGCTCGAGCGCCTTCATTTCCTTCTGCGCGATCTTCTGCGCGTACCGCACACGGCTCGGATCGGCGCGAATGGCTTCGGCCTCTCGTAGCGTGCGCAGGTCGCTTTCGGCCCGCCACTCGCGTTCCTGCTTGAGCGAAGGCCCGGCCAGCTGGTTCATCTTCCTCGCCATATCACCCTCCGTAACCGCGACCGCGCATGCCGGCGCGGCGCATGATCTTCGGTCCGTCGAGCAGCGCCCGGAACGTCGGCATGTCGTTCAGCAGGTACTTCAGCATCGTCGGGTAGTCGTCGTATTTCGCCTTGGGCGTCTGCTTCAGATCCTTGTCGAGCGTGCGCTTGTGCTCGTCCCAGCAGTAGCGCTTCATCTGGTGGATCGTGTTCTGGCAGCGCGCTGCGATGCGAAGCCGCGGGCGATGCGTGTACCGATCTGGCTGCAGGTACTCGTTGATTCGGCCGCGGCCCACATCGGAGTCCGACGCGAGATCGCACGTCAGCCCGGCCTCGCGGAACTCTTCCTGCCACGTCGAGGTGCGGTCCTGGCCGGCGCGGCTGGCCTGCATGCCCATGTTCGGGTCCATCAGGCGGCGCACGACCTGGAGCCCGAAGGTGCTTTCGACTTCCGCGACGCGCGCCGAGATCTGGTCCACGGTGCCGTCCATTTCGTCCTCGATGATGATGTCGTAGTCGTCCTCGGGCGTGACCTGTGCCCACAGGAACATGTGCGGCTTGCGCGGGTGCGGGTCGATGACGAACACCACCGGCCAGAGGCGGGACGGATCGATGTCGTGGACGTGGTTGAACTCGATGACGTCGGTCGAGCCGGTCTCCGGGCAGCACCACTGGTTGAGATCGTTCAGGAAGGGCTCCACCAACTTGCCGGCCGCGAATGACCAGGTCATCGGCGTGTCGGTGAACAGGGGGTGGATGCGGTTGCTGAAACGGATCGGGCGCCCTTCGAGGCGCGTGTTTCGCGTCGCCGCGGCCCAGTTCTGCGACTGGATCTCGATGGCGCGCTGGTCGAGGTTGCGATTGTGGCGCGTGGAGAGCTCCACCCAGGCGTGATGCGGTGAGCGCTTCGGACCGGGCTGCGCCTTGTCGTAGAGCTCGTCGAAGATCCAGTCGACCGGGATCGCGGGATCGTCCGGCCACGTCATCGCGAGCATCATCGTGCCGTTGACGCGCATCGTGCGCGCCTGGTTCTCGATCCAGATGGCGTGCTTCGTCGGCTCGTCGTGCAGCACGATGTGGAAGTCGCCGGACGCGAAGTCCGATGGGTCCTGCTCATGCGACATGAACTGAATCGTCGACTCGCCGAGCACGCGATGCCAGTCGTCAGGATCGCGGCAGATCATGCGCAGGGTGCGTGTTTTCTCT